TGTCATTGTGATTGTCATTGCGTAGAAGATTTGCATATACACTTTGATCAACAAGATTTATGTGCCTGTGAGGGTTGTCAATGTTAGGAGAAGATTATGAAAGTATTAGAAAAACTTCTTTTAGCAATAGAGTGTTTTTGTAGAAAACTATATTCAAAGGTTTGGTACTACCGAATTATATACACAGCAAATCTAAAAAGGAAAACTAATGTACGAAGAAGTAAAAGAAGAAATTAAACTTTGTGAGGGTTATGTAAATAAGATTTACAAATGCTCAGAGGGTTTTGATACTATATTTTATGGTCATAAGATTACACCTGATGATGAATATGAACATGGTATTGAATACACTAAACAAGAGGGTGAGCTTGTATTTGAAAGAGATTTCCAAAGAACACTAGAAGCTGCCGAAAGACTTATTGGTGATAGACCAATTAATAATACAGCTAAAGAAGTTATTATTAACATGGTGTACCAAATAGGTGAGGGTGGTGTATCTAAATTTAAGAATATGTGGAAAGCACTAGACACTGAAGATTATGGTGAAGCTAGTTTCCAAATGCTTGACAGTTTATGGGCAAAGCAAACTCCAGCTAGAGCTGGTAAGCTTGCTGGTAAAATGAGAGCAGCAAAGGAGGCATAATGTGGTTAAGTCTAGCATCTAAGTTAGTTCCAGGCATGATTAAAACTGGAATGAGTATTGCAGCAAACAGAAGAAAAACAAAAGAATTAGAGTCTGTTGCTGAACTAAAGTTAGCTGAACGTATGGCTACTGGTGAGGTTGAATTTAAAAAAGCTGTTATAGAAAGTCATAAAGGGGATTGGAAAGACGAATTCTGTCTTATATTAATCAGCATCCCTCTTTTGCTTTTAGCCTGGTCAGTATTTAGTGATGACCCAGATATACAGCAAAAGATAGATATATTTTTTGATAAGTTTGCAAATCTACCAATGTTTTACCAAGCTCTAGTAGTTGGTGCATTTTCTACAATTCTAGGGATCAAGGGTGTTTCTACTTTTAAAAAGAAGTAATGTCAGACAACTTAGATTTAATTAACGAATATAAAGATCAAGTTCGTATCTTAAAGCAAGAAGTAGCTGAGCTACAGGATGCTGGCAAGTCTAAGGACTCTGCTAATAAAAGATGCTTACAAAAATTAGAACACTCACAACAAGACTTAGATCAAGCTAATAAAAAAATAAAAGAGCTAGAAGATCAACTACATAAAATTAATAAGAAAGACGATGAATGAAATTTATCTTAGTGGTGATATTTTGCTCTGGCTTAGAACAAAATTGCTTACCACCACAAACAGTATCACAACACAGCACCTGGTACGATTGTATGATGGGTGGCTATAGCAAAGCACAAAGTTACACAAGAGAAGTAGGTATGCAAAAAACAAATGAATATAAGTTATATGTACAGTTTCAATGTAGAACTGTTAAGGAGGCTTAATGGCAACTCCAGTATGGCAGCGTAAAGCTGGTAAATCTAAATCAGGTGGTTTAAATGCTAAAGGTAGAGCTAGCTATAACAGAGCTACTGGAGGCAATCTTAAAGCACCAGTTACTACTAAACCAAGTAAATTAAAAAAAGGTAGTAAGGCAGCTAACAGACGTAAATCATTCTGTGCAAGAATGTTAGGTATGAAGAAAAGACTTACTTCTGCCAAGACAGCAAGAGATCCTAATTCAAGAATTAATAAAGCTCTTAGAAAATGGAACTGCTAAGTGGTAAAAAAATTATGGAAAAAAACTAACATCATAGTTGATGTTGGTAAGTGTAGGTATTGCTCAGGCAATATTGTTAATACAGATTCATTTGTAAGTTTCTATCCCAAAGGTCATGCACACTATCAATGTATGAAAGATGATGACCACAAACAAAAGGAAAATAAAAATGGCTAATGTACCAACTAATAAAAAATTATACTCAAGAGTTAAAAGTGAAGCTAAAAGAAAATTTAAAGTTTATCCTTCAGCATACGCTAATGCTTGGTTAGTAAGAACTTATAAAAAAAGAGGCGGTGGTTACAGGACTAAATAATGGCAAAGTCAGGTGGATTAAATAAATGGTTTTCTCAAAATTGGGTTGATATAGGATCTAAGAAAAAAGGTGGTGGCTACAAAAAGTGTGGTAGATCATCTGCATCTAAATCTAAACGTAAGTACCCAAAATGTGTACCAGCTAGTGTAGCAGCAAGAATGACAGAAAGTGAAAGACGATCTGCTGTTGCAAGAAAGAGAAAAGCACAAAAAAAAGGCAATGCTAGCGGTAAGCCTATTAACGTCAAAACATTTACATAAAGGAGCAACATGGCAAGTACATTTTTAAAAGATAATTTTAAATCATTAAGAAACATGACAGATGAAGAAAAAGAAAAATTTAAAAAATTTAATACTAAAAATAAAGAATTTTTTGATACATATAAAAAAAGTATTAAAGGCACAATTAGTGATGAAGAATTAGAGTTACTTAAAAGTGTGATGCCTAAATAACAGAATAGGTTAGACTACTTATTTAGAAGTCTTTGTTTTAGTGTTCACTAAAGGGTTAGGGAGGGTACAGAATCATTTGCTATTGGTATAACCAATAAATTATAAAGCCGAATTGAATCGAAAGATTCTTTTCGGCTCTTTTTTTTTGCCTGGAATATAAGGTTTATTTAAACCATAAGCTAGAATCCTTATAAATTAAGCGTTATTTACCAATTGATTATGTTTGTAATATAACTATAGGTATAGTATAACTTTCGTATAACTTAATAAATATAGGAGAGAAAAATGCAAAATAGAGAAAATATGACAAAAGCTGATTGGGATAAAGAAGCTAAAAAATATATGGCTTTATCACAAGATGCTTTAGATCAAAGAGAAGAAAGTTTTCAAAGATGTGATACTGATGGCTTTCTAACCCAAAAAGTTCTTGATGATTCAGCAAGACTTGAAAGAGCAAGAGCAGAATTATGTGAAAAAAAAGGTAAGCATGATTTCTTGGGTTTATATGATGGTAACAGAAGATTAAAAGCTAAAATGATTTTAGTTGAAGATAAATTTATTACTTGGGCTAAAGTAAAAAATCCTGTTTGGCTTTTAGAAGATTCTGAAGCAGAAAAATATGGCAGAAGATTTATGCCATTTAATGATGGTAGAGGTAGAAGCAGAATTTTAAATTCTTTTGGTTTAAAAGAATTAGAAGTTATTGCTGATGCTTGGGCAAAAAGCACTTGGGCTGGTTGGACTCATTACATTAAATACTACAGAGTTAATGATGAGTGGGGTCAAAAAGATCAAATTAAAAAAGGGAGAGCATAATGACTTGGTCAAGAAATGTTGCTCCAGGTATGGATAACTTTTATTTACAACAAATGAAAAAAGAACTTTTAACAAAAAGAGTTCGTAAAACAAAACTAAAAGTTTGTTTGTCATATTTAAAAAATGCTAACTATTTCAAAAGAAGATACTCAAAAAGTTGTAAGTTAGTAAATTATCCAGATAGCAATGAATACTTTAAACTTGCTGAGAGAAAAAGAAAATATGCAAAAGAAATAATAAATACATTTAGGGAGGCAGTATGACATTTTTTACTAAAGGTAGATTGTTTAAAAGTTACAGATGTAAGTCTTGGAGCTTTAAGCCAGATTGCTCTGCAAAGTTTCCAAGTTTTTATCAAGGCAACTGGAGTGATGATAATATAAAAGTCAGAAAAAGAAACAAAGCTACTTCTTGGAGTCATAACTGGCAATATGTATTACTTCCATATTACAAAAAAAAAGGTGTCAAACCAGAATTTATTAAACAGATAAAAGATAGTTATTATCATCAAATTCAATTTGCACCTGGTAAAAAACAAATAACTAATATTGTTTTAAGGAGGTTGAAATGTCTAAAGTAAGAAAAGACAAAGATGGTTGGTATAAATTTTCTAGTACCTTAGCATCTGCAACTTTTGTAAATGATGAGCTGCCAAACATTTTATGTAAAATACATAAAGTTCCAGGTATGCTTTATCCACACACAGTTAGATCAGGTAGATTATCTGATAGTGGTGATGAGTTTATATTTGATGGCAAAATAGATTTAGGTGGCATCAAAGCTGGTCGTTATTACAAAAATAAAAAAAATATAAAAAAACTTTTAAGGGAGAGAAAATATGAGTCTATCAATCAGAACAGTAAGTAAGAAAGTTAATGGTAAAACAAAAAGGTTATGGCGTTGGGCATACTTTGGTGTAGATGGTAAGCCTAAATTTATAACTGGTAAAACTAAAAGTGTTGTAGAAGTTCTAGCTAAAAAGAAAGTAGATGAGATAGGTTTAGAAAAAACATCATCATCGCAAATCTTTTTATCTGAAGCTTGGCAGCAATACTACAGAAGTCTTAACCAAAGAAAGCTAGACTTTAACGATGGTAAAAATGTTAAGGCTATTAGTCAGAACACAATTGATGAGTACACTAGCCAATACCTAAATCACATTATTGCTAAACTAGGTAATATTGATTTGAGATTATTAACTGACTCTGTACTTAATGATTTTGTATCTTACCTGGTTAATAATACTAATTTAGATAATGGTACTAGAAGAAAAATCTTTAATGTACTTACTAATATTGTGCAGCACCAGGTCAATCCACCACAATCTAAGTTGGCCAAAAATGTATGTAAAGACAAAGACTACATGGTTTCTGTGCAAGTAGTTAGAAGTAAAAAGAAGCCTGTAATAGACTTTAATACCTGGTCATTAGATATGGTGTCTAATCTTGTTAGCGATATAAGTAACACTCAGGTTAAATTAATCAGTGAGATAATGTTACAAACTGCTTGCAGACCAAGTGAGGCTAGAGCTTTAAATAGGAATAGTTTTAAGTTCCATTTAAACATACCTACTATTCTATTTGATAAGGCAGTTAAAAAAGGCAAGGTAGTAGGTGGCACTAAAACTGATAGCGGTGTTAGAACTCTTACTATTTCTACTAGCCTAAAAGATAAAATCCAGGATTACATGAATAATATGCCAGTAGATCAAGATTACTTGTTTCTTAATAGTAGGGGTAAATTTATATGCGTAGAACAGCTTATAAGCCACCTGGACAAGGCTCTAGCTAAAAATAGGGTACAACTACCCATCAAAAGAAAATCGTACTTCTTTAGGCATTATATGGCTACCTACTGGGCATATACTAAAAAGCATAAAGGTAATGCTTTGGACTTGGCTAGGGATCTTGGTGATAAGGATATTAACTTTGTTAATGAGAACTACATCAAGCCATTTAAACAAAACGATAATTCTGTAGAGGACTTAGATTATCAAAACAAACACTTTAATTAGGCATACCAATATTTATTGTAGTTCTCTTTATCATAGGGAACTACTTTAAATTCAATTTTTCGTTTTTTATTTTTTTCCATAAATTCATTAGCTTCCTTTTCAGTTGCAAACAATTTATTAGTAAAGCTAGTAAATTTATCTTTAGGTTTCCAAATAACGAAGTACATAAAAAAAGGGGGAGATTTCTCTCCCCCCAATCACAACAAATAAATATAAGAGCATGAGATCAACTCTTATAGTTTTATCACATATTTAATGACACTTACTTGAGGTATTATTCCCAAACTCTTTTAAAGAGGGAGCTATTGGGTTATTAGTGAGAGAAGTGTCTTGCCTCAATAATTCGGTTGCTTCTTTAGTAAAGTATTGAATTGGTCTGTCAAAAAACTCTGCGATTTGTATTAATCGTACTGACGATATTGTATTACTACCAGCTTCATATTTTGACACTTGTTGGTATTTTATATTTAATGCTTTTGCTAATTCTGTTTGTGTACAGAACACAACTTTTTCAAATCTTTTTTCTGGAAAATTTGGATCACCAGCATTAATTATTTTAACTCTGTTATGCCTAGCTTCATTAACTTTTTTACCAATCAATTTATTCATGGCTTTATCTAATTCTGATAATTGATGTTTTTTATATGGTCTTGTCATTCTTCCTCTCTTTTATGCAGACTCCTAGCCTATAGTTTTTTACAACTTTTAAGTACATTAGTTATTAAGGCGAATACATGAACTTGGCATCCTCATTTTCTACCAAGCATATCTGCCTAAAAGTCTTAACATATTTTTTGAACGCTACGCTTGAATGTACACACTGTCTTGGTTTGCCAGACTTAGCTGGTTTCATAATCTCAGCATGATACTTGTCAAGTTTTTGGTAACGTCTTGTAAGACTATTACTTTTACTTAAAGCCATCCTTAGACTCCTCATCTTTGGTTAATTTAATTCTTGATTTATCAAATTTTAAATCAAGAACAGTAACCTTAGCATTATCGCTAGGGTTATTTGATTTTGCAGCTAACTCTGCATTGTCAAATTCTTCATCAACTCTAAAGTTTGCTTCATAAAAACTTTCC